TTCTGCTAAAGCTGCTTCTGCTGACGCTAAATCAACAAAGATTTTGAACACTCAGTTAACTAGAAATGCTGGTGCAACTAAAGAACAAATCAAGCAATCCAATAAGTTTATTGAAAAATTATCTTTACAAACAGGTATTTTTGATGATGATTTAAGGCCTGCATACGCCAAGTTTGCGAATGTTACTCATAATGTTAAAGAAGCTCAAAAACTTCTCACCATAACTCTTGATGCGGCCGCCGGATCAGGTAAATCTCAAACAAAAATTGCTAACGCTGTTGCCAAAGCTTACGATGGAAATACTACATCTTTAATTGCAATGTTTCCTGAACTGAAAAAGTCTAAAGATGTTTTAGGGGACTTCACTAAACAATATCAAGGTATGGCTGAAATCAACGCTGACCCTTTTATGAAGTTCAACAACAGTATGGACATTCTAAAAGAAAAACTTGGTGCAGTTGTTTTGCCTTTGCTCTCAGATTTTGTTGATTACATTAGCGAGACTGGTGGGCCGATAGATCAGATGAGTGCTTTCCTTGATTCTTTCCAAGACCCTAACAGTGATGCAAGCAAAATGTTTACAGATATTAAGAACGCTGTAAAAGATGCTTTTGGTTATGTAAAAGATTTCTTTGCTTTGTTCGGTAATGGTAGTGCTGTTGAAGGTTTCAAGAATATTGCTAAAGCGTTAGTTATTGCTCTGCCTGCTCTACTTGCTTTAAAGGCAATTATGGTTTTGGCTTCGGCAGGTAAAGCTATTGCTTCACTTGTAACCGCTATGGGTTTAATTCAAGGTAAAAATGCTATTCCAGGTGTTGGCGGTAATACTCCTATTGTTGCACCTACTGGTGGCGGTGCTGGTAAAACTGGTATTGCGGGTAAAGTGGGCGGTTTTCTAAAATTTGCACCGATGATTGGTGTCGGTATGGGTGGCGATATTACTAACGAAATAGATCCTGCGACTGGTAAAACATTTAAGCAACGTATGGTTGATGAGATGTCCGCTCAAAATAAAGCTAAAAACGCTAACGCAACTAATAACATTATTAATATAACTGTTACTAATGCTGATCCGAAAGCTACTGTTGATGCTATTGCTAAGTATGTAAAACTTAATGGTGCTTTGCCTTCTGTTTTAACTACTGGTAAGTATGGCAGATAAATGGCGTTGCCTACCTATCTTGTTGAGTTGCAGTTTGGTTCTAGCGGTTATGTTGATGTTTCAGCCTATGTGCAAAGCATTTCAAGTAATCGCGGTATTTCTAGGGCGTTAGATGATTTTAGTGCTGGAACACTTTCAGTAACTTTTGTAAATAATGCTCGTATTTTTGACCCGCTAAACACTAGCTCTATTCTTTATTACACTACTGGTGGCTATACGATGGTTCAGCCTGGTGGCAAGATTCGTGTTTCTGCAAACAGCATTAGAAGGTTTACGGGCTTTATTCAGTCATGGGATTTTAGTTACGATGAAGCCGGTTTGGATGGTAAGGCTACTGTTTCGGCTTTAGATCAAATGTTTCAAATTGGTAATATATCATTTACTGGTGGAACACAGTATGTAGTCGAATCTTCTTCAGATCGTATTAAAAGAGTTATGGCTGCTAATGGTTTTGTCGCTGGAGATTACGCCAAAATAGAATCAACTCAGACTCCTATTGGTGGTGATGTAAATAATGCTGGTGATAATGTTCTTAGTTATTTACAAAATGTTGCTCGCAGTGAGCCAGGCGATTTTTTTAGTAATGCTTCTGCTGTAATGACTTTTAAGGATAGAAGTTTTACTAATTACACTTGGTCTAATACGACTAGACAAAATCTTATAAAGTTTCAGGGCACAGCCACAGTAAATGCTGGCACTACTTCTTCAACATATAGTGGATGGAATACAGGAAATAACATTGGTTCAACACCGCCTGCTGGTTTGTTGTTTACTGAAAATGTCTGGTATGCGCCAGGAACAGCCGGAGTTACACCTAACATTCTTTATATTGATGTAAATGGATCTGCAATTAACCCTACTGGCACTGCAACTCAATATGTTATTTCAGGTTATTTCACAGGTGTGGGAGTTACAAGTGCAAATGTTTTCAGTTTTATTGGTTCACTTTTAGATAGCACTGGTGGCACTATTTCTTCTGGAACTGTGTTAGGTTCTACTGCTGTTGGTTTATCTGCTTTAACTTGGAATAGATTTAATGTTGCTTTGACTGCTTCTACTGGTGTTGTTGCAGGTTTATCTTTACAAGGAATTTCAGGTGCAACTGGTGTGCCTGAAAGAATTTATGGTGCAGGGTTTCTTGCTGAAACAGGCACTGCTCTTAACGCTTATTTTGATGGCATATATAACCCTAATCTGTCTGATGCTTCAAATAGATATGATGTTGCGTGGCTGGGAACTGGACTTGCTTCTGCTTCAGGAATGATTATTAGCACTGCTTCAACTGCTGCTGCACCTGCTATCTATACCTTTGCAGATCAAAATAGTCAAGGTGCTTCCTATGGTAATGGCACAGGTATTCCGTTTACTGATTTGACTGTCGTTTATGGTGGTGAGCAACTATATAATCAGGTTCAAGTTGTCGGTGTGAACTCTACTGCTCTTGTTACGGATAGTGCTGGTCAAACAAGATATGGTATTAGAGCTTATGCTCAAACAGATAATTTGACTACTAGCGTTCAAGCCCCTGCGCGTATTGCTGCAGGTTTGTTAGGTGAATTTAGGTTGCCTGAATATCGTGCAAATGAAATTACTGTTGCTTTGGAAGCTCTAACTCAAGCTCAACAAACAATAGTTTTAAGTTTAGAAATTAGAGATGTTGTTCGTGTGTGTTTTCAACCTTCAGCAACAGGTTCTGTTATTGATAAGTATTATCAGGTTTTAGGTGCGACAAGCGACATTGATGTTGAACGTCATCACATAACTTTGACTTTGGCCAGTATAGATAATTTACCGATAAGGCTTGATTCTACTTTGTTGGCTATTTTAGATACTGATACCATAGCTTAGGTAAACTAGGTTTTTAGGAGAAAATTATGGCATTTAAAACTTGGTCAATTGGGGATGTTCTTACAGCATCGGACATGAACAACTATATTGGTCAGCAAATTGTTGCAATATATAGTTCTTCTGCTGTTCGTTCTACCGGTATTGTTTCTCCTATAAATGGTCAGCTCGCTTATCTAACAGATAAAGATCATATTGAACATTATGATGGGGCTACTTGGCAGCCTTTGCCTGCTGCGGTTTACGCGTTTTCTGCTACTGGGCCTGCCACTGCGGTTGCTGCTGCTAGCTCTGCTTTGGTGTCTGTTGTTTTGCCAGTATCTAGATTTACTACTGCGCCTATTATTGTTGGTTTGAGCACTAGCGGAGCATATTTTACGCCTGTTGTAAATGCGGTTACTACTGGAACAGCAACTATTGCTTTGGTCAATAATGGTGGTGTTTCTCAATCTGCAACTCAAACTGTTTATGGTTTAGCAATTATGATGGCTTCTGGAACTGCTGCGGGATAAGGATAATTATGTTGAGCTGTAAAACAGAATCTTGTTCGGTCAAGGATGTAGAGAATACTGCGCCTGTTGAAGGAATCCTTGTTTGTGGTTTGTGTGGTCAGGAAATGACTGCAAGTGAGTGAACCGACTAAACCTAATAATCAAACTTTGTTGTTGCAGATTATTCGCGACATTGAAATTTTGAAGGTAAACAGTATTCAGATTCTTGATGCTTCACGCGATCACGAAAATCGTATTCGTGATTTGGAGAAACAAATAAATCGTTCGGCTTGGATTCCTGCTTTGATTACCGCAATTTTGACTTCTATCATTGTTGTTGCTCTAAAACAGGGCTTAGGTCTATAACAAGTCATCATCTAAAATTGTGGTATGACCGCAATCTATTTTGAACCTTTTCCTGCTAAAACTCGTAATGATGAGTTTGGCAATCTTGCGCCTTATCGTAATGGCAGACCACATCGCGGGCAGGATTGGAGTCCTAAAGAGAACTCTGTAATCAAAGCTATTACTGATGGCACAGTGTTTATAAATGAGTGGACTGATGGACTTGGCTGGATTGTTGTTCATTCTGCTAAAGATGGAATGTTTGTGCTTTACGCTCACCTGGCTAAACAGTCTGACTTGAAGAAAGATGAAAAGGTTGTTGGCGGTAAGACTGTTATTGGACTTGTTGGTGGCGGTAAAAATACGCCTAGCGGAAGTTTTTCAACTGGGGCGCATTTACATCTAAGTATTGGTAAGGCTAATAAGTCTTGGAGTAACCCTGCTATTCATTTGGCTGCTTATGAATCGCTTGTTGATCCGCTGAAACACATTCTAGAAAATAAGGGGTAAGTATGAAACCGTTAGGAAATGTTTTACTTAGAGTCGTTGCTACTTTTGTTGCTTCAGCG